GATCCCATGCGCGGCCATGGCTTTCGCCAATGCTTTATCACGAGAGTAGGCGGCATATTCTGGGGTTGCCGTGGTGAGGCTCGATTTCGGCCTATCCTTGGCCACCGGCCCGTACATGCTCCCGGTGCGCAGACCCGGGTCCGCGTAGGTGGGCTGTGCGGTCGCGGCGAAGTCCGTCACGTCAACGTCGAGCGCGGGCGTCGAGTCCAGCGTCCCCGCCGCAAAGTTCATGTTCGGATTGGAGAAGGGGGTATCAAAGGGGCTGTCGAAGTTCACGTCGAACTCATCGCCGTACAGTGCCCCCGGCCTCGCCCATGCGTCGCGATAGGACTCGTCCGCTGACACCTGCGACTGATCCTTCGGGGCGCTCGCTATATTGTAGTCGTTGGACCACTGCCTCCCCAGGAGCTCGGCCTGGTGCTCTGTTGCAAAATCGGTCGGGACTCCCTCCCAGGCGGTCTGCGTGAAGTGCCGAAGGTTTCGCCGCAGGTCCCGCTGCGTCGCCAGATTGGCATCCTTGTGGAAGGTCGCTTCATAGCGAGCCTGGATATCATCCGCCGCCATTTCGGCTTGCATCAACGCGCGCATGAGCGCGTTTGGCGCCTCTCTGATTTCGACGTTTTCCGACTGCCGGCGACCCTTAGTTTTCATGGTTGATCAAGTCCAGTCGCCAGTTTTCGCAGATCGCCCGGCGGCACGTCGAATAGTCCCCCGGCAACGTCCACATCATCACCGCGAGAAAAGCCACGAACGCCAGCACCGTCACGAGCATCGCTGAAACCAGTATCCTGATCATTGATCAAAACCCAAAAAGCCCGCTATCTATGGCGGCGCCGCCTAATCCGAACAGTCCACCCATCATAGCATTTTGTTGATTTTGTTGCATTTGGTAGTTCTGCAGCCGCGCGTTGTAGGCGTCGTAGGTGTTGCCCGCCGTGTTCGTCGGCGCGACCGTCCCCGCCGCGAAGTTGGGCTGGCCAGGGGCCGATAGCTGCCCCCCGCTCATCAGTGCAGTAATTTCGTTGATCGGCTGGTTTCTGAGCTGAAGCCGCTCGGCCCAGCTCTGCTGACGGGCCGCGTTGCCGAAGGAGGCCTTTTGTTTTTCCAGATCAAACATCCGGTTCTGCTCTTGGCCGCCCGCCAGGATCGCCTGCATCCGGGCATCGGTCGAGGCATTGTTCATGTCGACCATTTCACGGCTGTAAGCTTCCGTTCCCGGCATGATGCCCTGGTTGGCCATGCGGGTGCGAAGCGCCTCGCTGTCCTGCGCGAGCTGCGGATTGAGGCGGCTCATGAGCGCGTCTTCAACCCGCTGGCGATCGGTCGAGAAATCGCTTCCTCCGATCGATGAGTCGATCTCCGGCAGCCCATCGGTGTTGATCGGGCTTCGCAGGTGCTGGCCGACGCGGCCGATCTGCTGACCGGCAATGTTGCTCATCCGGACGGCATTGTTGTTGTTGATGTTGTTCAGCCGCTGCTGAGCCGGCGTGAGCTTCAGCGTTTGCGTGAAGGTCGGAACCTTGTTCTTTCCAACCATGGTGGAGCCGGTCGGCTTCGTGGTCCACGAGCCGTTGGGCGTCGTGACGTTCGGATTGCCGAGATAGGTGTTGGCGATCGCCGAATTGATGTTCGAGCCCGTCTGGGCGTTCGAGACGACCTGGGGGTTAGGAGGCGCTGGAGGGGAACCGGAGTTCACGTATCATCTCCCAATCTTGCGGGGTGAGGCCATAGGTGCGGATATCGGTGCCGCGCTTTTTGCCCTCGCACTTGAAGCCCAGCCACTCGGCGAGCCGGAGCGAGGCCCGGTTGCTTTCGCGGATTTCAGCGGAGATGCGCGGCAATTGGAGCTGAACGAACGCATAGGCGAACAGGTGCGGAATGGCCCGCATCATCTTCGGCTGGAAGTCGGCCGCGATCTCGAGCGTGATGTCGAGGCCGGGCTGGTAGCGCGTCCAGCAACTGACGGCCTTCAGCACACCGCGACTTCCCAAGCCGATTGCCTGGAAGGGCGCCTCGCAGACCGGCAAGCCGCGCTCGGCGAGAAAGCCTTGCACATGCGGCTCGACCCCGAAGAGCAGCTCCATCAGTAAATCCCGCCCGTCTCGTAGGCGACGAGCCCGCCGTTGTATTGCATGGTCGATTTGGTTGAGGCCGAAATGACGAGTGCGGCGGCAACGCCCGTGCCATGGATCGCCTGCCAGCCGAAGGTGGACACACCCGCCGCGCCCGCCCAAGGCGAGCCCCAGGGCGACCCCCACGGCGTGCCGGAGGAAACCGCAGTCGGTGGCGAATAGGTCGGAATATCCGGGTCGTATTCGAACAGCAGGTCCACCAGCGGCCGATAGGTCTCCGGCCCGTGAAACTGCGGCCGGAACCGCGTGAAGCGCTTCCGCATCGGATTACCGAAGGCGTTGTAGGCCTGGACGAGAAACGGATTGATCGCCGCGCCATCGTCGCTCTCGACATGGCCGAAGCGGCTGGTCCGGCCGTTGTTTTTCCCGAAATACATATCCGCGCCCTTGAGCCCCCAGACATCGGCGTTGAGACCCGTCCAGCGCGCCCAAGCGCCCGTCTTGGTGTTCATGACGTACTGCACGGCCGAGACGCGCTCTTCTGTCGGAACGTTGATGATGAGTAGGCCCTTGGACGGGAACTCGATCACCTGCCAGCCGTTCAACGTGCCGTAGGTCTGATAGGCCTGCGCGAAGGCGCCGGAAATTTTGTCCGTGATCGCGGCAAAGCGCTGCGCGGCGTCGGACTTCGCCAGCACCTCCGACATCGGAATGAGGCCCTGGCTCGTCAGGATCGCGATATCACCGCCGAGCTTGATGAGGCAGCGCCTGCCGATCGGTTCGGGGATCTTGAACAGCCCGACCTTCGTCCAGGTGGCCGCCGCGCTCGGATCGGTGCCCTGATAGATCAGCACCTCGCCCCGACTCGAAACGAAGGCAGCAAGATCATCCATGCCGGAGCCGCCGTCGCGGGTCCATGTGCCCATCGCCAACAGCTTGCCGCCGAGCTTGAACTGCGTCGACAGCAGTATCCGGGTTGCCGCCCCTGTGACGGCCCCAGTGCCGAGATAGTAAATGTCGAGGCTGTTTTCCTCGATCAGCCAGACCCGGTTCTGGTGCGTCTGAATGCCGATACACAGCGCGGCCGTGATCGTTCCGGTGAGCGCCGCCGTCGACCAGCCCGTGCCGTCATAGTACCGCAACCCGTCCGCGCCGTTGACACAGAGCAGGTAGTGGCTGCCGGCATTTGACATCATCGTATGCTGCCAGCGGCCGTTGGTCAGGCCCGTGAGGCTCGAGGAGGCCGCGCCCGCGCTCGAGGCGTCCCAGATCGCCGTGGTGGCCGCCGCGAACAGCTTCGCGGACGATCCCGGCTTGTCGTATTCCATCAGGCTCTCGACATAGAGCCCGCTGATGCCGGTGGTATTCTCGACGGAGCCCGGACGGCTTTCGATCCCGCCATCGATCGGCACATAGTTGTCGAGCACGATCGCATCTGAAGGCGGCATGGCGGACAAGGGATCGCGCGCATTCCACCCCCCGACCGGCGGCGGCACCGGCACGCTTTGCGCCCGCGCCACCCGCTGCGGCGCGCCGCCTCTCAGAGCTGGGGCGAAGCTCACGTAAAGACGACCCGATCGGGCACGCGCGGCGCCATCGGGATTTTATTCGGATTCTGCCCGCTCATGCTGATCACCCGGCTGGCCCCGTCCTGTTTCAGGAGCGATGACAGCCTCAGCTGGAATTCCCGGCTCTTTTCGGCGTAGTCGGCGCCGTTGATGTCGAGCACGTTCTTGGCGATGCCGAGAATCATCAGCTCGTCATCGAAATAGGTGAGGTCGGTATCGACCGTGAATGTCGCTTTTTCCGTCACTCCGGTCGTATCGGTGCCGATGTAGGTCGTGATGTACTCATAGGCGATGGTCTGGCCGGCCGTCGGCGTCGGCGCCCAGAGCCACGCCCCGCCCCAGATGCGGAACGAGAGGTCGGACCATGTGGCTGCCACCGCTTTCTGGCTCTGCCATTCGTCGGCGGTGAGCGGTCCAAAGATGCGCTGGCGCGGAGCGCGATTATAGAAGGTATTGGCCACGAAATGCCGGAGCGTCGTCGGCAGCGGCGTGCCCGTCTGCGTCTCGGCCGCAACCGTGGTGAAGGTCTGCTCGCGTACCAGCTTCTGCCAGCCGAAGTCCTGCAGCTCTCGGGCTGTCTTATGCAGCGCGCGCGACAGCAGCATTGCCGTCTGGTCCGTGGTCGAGCCGATGATCGTCGAGACGCGCTGTAAATGCGTCTCGACGGCGGCGTCCTGCATCAGGCTGAGCACCGATGCCATGGCTTAGGCGGCCTGCTCTCGGGGAGGTTTCTGGCGCTTCTGCGGCTCCTCCTTCATCTCATGCAACATCTTCTGCATCTCGGCGAGCGCTGACATGGCGTCTGTCATCTGCTCTTTCAGCTCGGCATTCTCGTTCTGGAGCGTCGCCATCTCGCTTGCCGTCTTCATGGCGTCGGCCGAATTGAGGAACAGCGAGGCCTGCTTGATCAGGCCCGCGATATCGCCGATATGGGCGCAACGGGCCTTGGTGACCTCCGTCAGGTCGCGGACCTCCTCGACGGTCTGAATGCCGACCATGTTGAAGCCTTGCTTCATCGAGGGCGTGATCGCGGGCCAGGCGCCGAGCGGGGTGCCGTGCACCGGCATGGTTTGGCCGCGCTTCCAGAACTCGTAGGCCTCCAGGATCGCGTCCCGCTTCATCGCCGACTTGATCCGGTCGTCGTTGTCTTCCTCACCAGCGACGGCATCCTCGATGCTCTGGATTTCGCCGATGGTCGCGAGCGTCGTCTGACGGCCGCGCATGCCGGGCTGGCAATACTCGACATAGATGCGCTCGACAGCCTCGATGCGGTTGACGGTCTTCTTGACGACACGCGGCTCTAAGCGCGTCTCGATCCGATTCTCGCCGGTCTCCTTGTCCTTGACCACGATCTTGATCGGCACGTCGACGGCCTCCTCGACCTCTTCCGAGCGGGGGACGTTCAGGTAGATTTTGCGGAAATCGATCACGTCGACGATCATGTGATGATCCTTATGGGTTGAAGAAGAAGGGGGAGGCTGCATGGACAACCTCCCCCAGCGCCGGGCCTCGCAATTAGTCGGCCAGAGCGTCGTTGACGAACGGCCGATAGATTTCGAACTCCGCCGTTGTCGCAGACGGCCCGTTGGTGGCCGACGCGGCTCTGGCATTCTGCACACGGTCGCCAGCAACAATCACATCGTCGACATTGCCTGGCGTGGCCGTGCCGTACACGTGGCCATTGTCCGCGATGGCCGTGGCAGTGCCCGGCACCTTGCCGCCGATCATGTACCAGCCGTACTGACTGGCCACATTCGCCGACAGAGCGATCGCCACCGCGCCGATAGCGTTCGCAACCAGTCTCGCGGTTGTGTAGGTGTCACTCTCGTAGATCACCCAGTCGGCGAGCGCCGTCGAGGCGACGCCCTGGAGATAGATGGCCTCGCCCTGCCCGTAGGTGGGGGAGAACACCTGCACGATCGTGCCGAGCTGATGGTTGCGCACGGTTGATGTCTCGTTGAGCGGCTGCCAGCCGACCCGCTGCGGATCGGTGACATAGAAATCAACGTCTGAAGAAGTCCAAGCCATGGTGTTGATCTCCCCTTAGGCCGCGTCAATGACGACGGAGTTCATACGGCGATTGTCGGTGCAGAGCTGACCCATCCAGAACATCGGGACCACGACGGCGTCCTGATTGGTCGGAATGCGCTCGCCGTCCGAAGCCCATTTCGCGTCGGCGTGCTCGATCAGATAAAGGTACTTCGTGTTGATCATGAAGGCCTTTTCGGCGGTCGTGCTGAAGTTCGAGTTGTCGTCGAACCAGACCTCAGACGACTTGTAGCGCAGCGTCTCGAAACCGACCTTGCCGGTTTCCGCAGACGCATAGCGCTGCAGATCGGTCAAGCCGCCTTCGAAGATGGTGTGGAAGTCGTGGCTCATCAGGATCAGGTCGGGCATATCCGCGCCCTTGGTCGTCGCCTTGTACTGATTGTTGAGCGAGTTGCGGAGCGTGGTATAGGTCGCGCCGGTTCCCGAAACCTCCTCGAATTTGTTTTTC